CGGATAACAGGATGAGTGCTCCTCAGGATTTACGAGGCATTTAAGGTACTGGCTACTTTGACCGGCGCGAGCGCCAATCGAGTTAGCACGAGCTTGACCTATGCTACGACCAAGATTGCCCATGATTTCACTTTCGCGTCTCAGCTGTCTGGAACGAGCGTTCGCAGCAGCGGCTGATGTTCCAGCTCTTTGCATGGTTGTGTTTAAGCGCACAGTCCGCTGATTTTTGTTAAGGGCTTTCTTGCCCTTGGGTTGTTTGCCCATTACTACGATTTCTTTAACTACCATTTCTTTCCCTGCGTTCTTATTTAAAAGCGGTCACAGGGCAGACCGCAACCTCTGCCCTTATTCGTCGCCAAGCCAGAAAGCTTCAACTTGCCCCCGTGAGGGGACAGTTTTTAGCCACTCAGACTCGCGATTGACTTTAAGTTCGTCGGGAAGAGTGATGGATCCGTGTGACAATTCCAAAAGATGGAAACAGTAGCCCCTCAAATATTCAAAGACCTCGGTATCAAACACACAATTAAGCATGATTGATAGAACGCGGCCAAGTTGGACATCAGGGGGGTAAAGATGCTCCATATTGAGAACAGAGCACATAACTTTGTCACGGTTGTAAATTGGAACTATTCGTCCATCGACCATTTTGGCCTTTGGACCTAAAAAGGTGTGACCCTCTACTGAGCGGGTGACAAGATCTTTATCTCGAGAGAGTTCAAGACCGAGTTGACTGTAAATTTTGGCGCGAACCTCATAAACAGAAAATGATCGGAATGGATCTGAAATGGAGAAGACATGGTCATCAGCATACAGATCAAATCTTTGTGTGTCACGCACACTATAAAGTGAAATGCCAAATTGTTGGCGCCAGCCATAGCACAGAGTAAACGTGTGCGCTATCCCATTGTCATCAGTTGTGCTGTCTTGACCCGATTTGTTACCGGTAACAGTCATAACTATTTGACCTGAGGGCAGCAGAATAAAAGAAAAGCACTTATTTGAAAAGTACCAATCTTGGCGCTCATGCCATTCAGCAGGAGTCATTCCCTTTTTGTCCCAACATTGGAACCTTACTTCTTTAGAAATTTCGCAAAAGAGTTCTCCAATGTTTGCATCGTAT